GTTGGCGATCGCGGCGAATGTCTGGGCGAGCGGCAGGCGCGTCCCGACAGCGGCGATCGCCACGCCGCTCAGCCGCTCGATCACGTCCGGCACGTCTACATGGGCTCTGAATGTCGTCAGGCGGGCGCGGGCGGCGCCGGAAAGCACTGTCACTTGCAGCTCGTAGGTGCCCGCCGGCACGGTGACCCGGCCGGTGTAGGCTCCCCAATCGGCCGCGCCCTGGGGCCGATAGGCGAGGGTGATGTCGCCGGTGCCGGCCGCGTCGATCCAGAGCGGCCCGCCAGTGCCGGCCGCGAAGCTGTCGCTATAGACCAGCGCCGGGTACACGGTCGGGAACGGCGGGTCCGTGGCCGCCCCGAACGGCGGTTCGTCCTGGCCAGACCAGGCCGGGCCGGTCAGTGGGCCGAACGGCGGATCGGTGGCGGCACCGAACGGATCGGCTGCCTGGTAGGGCCAGGGCATTGCGATGTTGTCGCCGCCCAGCAGCGAGCCGTCGCCGTCCACCGTGCCACCCTCGATCGTACCGGGCCAACCCAGCGCCCGGTAGTCGCTGGTGATCACCAGGTTGCTCGCGATCCGGTCGGAGAGGAACACGGTCACCGACCGGATCTCCGACAGGTTGCCGGCGTGATCGACGGCGCGGACCATCAGCGTCTGCTGGCCGGCCGGGATGCGGGTCGTCTCGAACGGCGAGGCCGGGTGCACGCTCGCCAGCACCGCCCCCTGCGCCCAGTTGGTCGCAGTGCCGGACCGCTGGCGGATCGCGAACCCGGCCAGATCGGGCGGCCGGGTGGGATAGCTCCAGCGGATGCGGCGGATGCCGGTCGCGGTATCCTGCTCGGCGATCAGACCCTGCACTGGCGGGGGCGGCACCAGGTCGCCCTGCACGGTATAAGACACGCTCCCCCAGGCGCTCTGGGGCAGGATACGGCCGGCCAGGCTGACGCCCGCGACGGCCAGCGGCACCACCTCGCCGCGGACGCGGTCGGTCGCCACCTGGAGCGACAGCTCACCGCTCTCGCCGATCTGCACCCAACGGCCATCGCCCAGCGGCTGGCCGAACACCCGATAGCGGGCCGCGATCCCGGTTGCGGGCGGCTGCCAGGTCGCCACCAGGTCGCTGACCGCCCGGCCGGCGGGGAACCGCACCACCTCCGACACGGTCAGCGCCTGCACCTGCCCGGGCGCAATCAGCCGTGGGTCCGTTGAGATCAGCGGTACGTATGGCGGGAAGGTTCCCTGGTCGGCGGTGAACACCGGCTCGGCATAGGGCACCAGCACCAGGGTCGCGGTCTCGTCCCGGCCGGGCCGGATTTCGCGGACCAGGCAATCCAGCATGGTCTGGCCAGCCTGGCCGAACGCCACGAAATCGCCTGCACCGGGCGCGGTGTTGGTGCCGACCTGTTGCGGCTCGACCAGCTGCAGCGTCTGCTGCTCGCCCGGGTCGGTCACCACCGCCAGCACCACCTGGCGCCCGCCGTGGCGCCGCACCTCGATCGCATAGGATTTTCCGGCCTCCATCGGCACCAGCTCATCCAGCGTCACCGCCACCACCAAGCCGGCCGCCTCGGTGCGGGCCTGCACCCGCGCCGTCTGGATCCCGATCTGCGGCACGTCGTGGGCGAACCTCACCCGGTCGCCGCGGGTCGCGCGCAGGTGGTCAATATCGGCCTCAATCTCCCACATCTCGCCGCTGCGGTGCTCGGCTTCGGCCAGGCGATAGAGCCCGTCGCGGCGGGCCAGCGTCGGGTCGGTGATCCCGAACAATTCCAGCGGCTCCAGGTCACGGGCCTCGGCGGCGGCCACGCCAGGGCGCAGCACGATCAGCTCGTCCTGCTGCCAGTCGCGCTCCGGCGCCAGAAACCGCACCCTGAGTCCGTCCGAGCGTTTGTGGAAATTTTTCCGACCGCTGAAGCGACGCACCGTCCGCGGCCCGAAGAACTGCACCGGCACCGATTGCGGCACGTCCCGCACCACCGTGTGCCGGCCGTCGACGATGTCCGGGGCGGCTCTCGCCGCGCCGGCGATATCGCGCAGCAGCTCGTGCACCGTGACCGAGAAATCGATCACCGCGTCAAACGTGCGCCCGGGATCGCTCGCCATCCACTGCTGGAACCGGGGCCAGTCGATGCGGTCGTCGGGGATCGGCCGGCGGTTGCCCGGCCCGCGCAGCACCGCCAGATAGGCGGCGGCCGGATGGCGGGTCGGCGCTGCCACCCACGCCTGGCCATTCCAGGCCGGCAGGATGGCGGTGCCGACGAACGACAGCTCGTCGACCGGCCCGTTGAGTTGCTCGTTCGCCCGGATGCGCAGCTCGATCAGGGTCACGCCGCGGCGGACCACCGGCACGCCGGGACGGACAGACCGCAGCGCCGTCAGGAACGAGCGGTCGGACGTGTCCGGGTCGTCGGTGGCGGGCGTCAGGCGCGTGAACCGGATCTCGTAGCGGTTCGGCCGCTGCACCAGGCCGAATTGCCTGTGCCCGCTGCGGTAGATCTGGGTCGTCCTCGCGTTCACCTCGTGCACCGTGATCGGGATCCAATCGGCCGCGCCCTCCGGCCGGTAATCCACCTGGATTTCGACGGTGCGGCTTTCCAGTCCGCTGCCGACAACTCGCGCCAGGCCCGGATAGGTGAACTCGTAGGTGATCTCGATCGTCTCGGCCCGGGTAGAGACCACCTTCGGCACGTTCGGCAACAGCTCCAGATTGAAATTGTCCTGGATGATCCGGTTCGACCAGAACTCCAGCGGCTCGCCCTGCCAATCCTGGTGCACGTGGAGCGTCACGTCCTCGAACTGCTCGATTGGCGTCGCGCCGAGGCGGATATCCTCGACCAGCAGCGGCCCCTCGACCACGAACAGCTCGCGCACATACTGGTCGCGGCCCTGGCTTTCGGTCACCGGCGGATGTGCCTTTGGCGGCACCACCTTGTGCCGCCCGAACAGCCGCGGCACCTGGCCGAACGGGTCCAGCCGGTTGCGGGTGCCGGAGACCGAAAGCGTCGCGCTGTCGCGCAGCCCTCCGGACAGTTGCGAGAGCCGCGGCCTGGGTGGCGGCACCAGCGCGTTAATCAGCAACGAGCCGACCACGCCGACCAGGGCGGCGCCGACCTGGGTCGCGGTCAGCACGCTGCCGAACACCGTGATCCCGCCCGCGCCCACCAGCGCGGTCCCCACCGGGCCGGCGAACGCCAGCGTCGCGACGACCAGGCCCAGCATCAGCACGGTCCGGAGCGGGTTTTTGCCGCCACCGCCACCGCCTCCGCCCAGCGGCACCAGCCACACCCGCACCTCGGTGCCGGGGTTCGGACGGACGCGGCCATACCAGTCCGGCGGCACCCGCTGCGGCCGGTGACGCCAAGCGGCATCGCCGACTTCGATCACCGTGTAGCCGTGGCACCAGGCGGGCCAGCCGAGCCGCGTCACGATCTCCGCCAGGGTCAGGCCAGCCGGCACGTCGAGGCGCTGCGGCACGCCCTCGGCGAACGGCTTTCGCCAGGCTCGCACCGTGACGCCGGCGGGCGCCATCGCCGAAATTGCCGGTCCACTCATGCGCCCGCCCCCCCCGGCCAGCGGTAGAATGCCGGCTGCTGGCGGCCCCAGGCAGTGGCGTCGCGGTAGGGCTCCACCACGCTGTCGCACTCGGCCTCGGTGTGCAGCATCCAGCCGGGCGCGATCACCAGGCCGCAATGCAGCGGCAGGCCGCGGCGGATCAGCAGCACCACGTCGCCAGGCTGTTCCTGGCCGGCCAGGATCGACACCCAGCCAGGCGCATAGCGGCGCAGCAGGCGGGCGACGTGGCCGTGGCTGCTGTCCACCCCGTACTCGCCGCGATAGTCGGGCGCGTCGATCGCGAATTGCTCGCGCAGCACCAGCCGCACCAACTGGTAGCAGTCGATGCCGCTCGCCGGGTTATCGCCCCGCATGGCGTAGGGCAGGCCGATATAGGCTGCCACCCAATCCGGAAGACCCGTTACCGTCACGAGAACACCCCCGGATAGTCTGCGGGCGTGAACGAGTGCCCGTAGGGCAGGTTCAGGAGATCTTCGAACGCCAGGTCGGCGATGATCGCCTCGGCACTGTATTCCGCGCCGGTCATGGTCATGTCGACCGGCCCCACCTCCACCCGCCCGAAATCGCTCGCCAGCACGTATTCCAGCGTCACCAGCGGCGGCACCCCGCTGGAAAGGCCCCGCAACGCACTCACCACCTCGCGGGTGATCGTCGTCAACGTCAGGCGCACCCGGGGCAGCTCGCCTGCGACACTGGACGGCAGGTCGACCGAAAACTCGAACGCCACCCAGGTCTGGCCCGCGTGGTCGATATTGACCCCGTTTCGGACCGCTCGGATCGGCTGGCTGAGCGTCGGATGGCTGATCGTCAGGCGCGGCAGCCACACCTCGCCCGTGTGCTCATCGTGGATCGCCCGAAGCGCCGTCGGCGAAAGGCTCCGGCTCATGCCGGCACCTCGCGGAGCGTGATCTGCCAATCGAAGCGCACACCGCGCTGGTCGGGCGTGCGCGCCGGCGGCGCCATGAACAGGAACGTGCGCGGCGTCGCGGTGCCGGGCTCGACCCAGTCGAACGGCAGCGAACCGAACAACAGCGTGTCACGCCAGAACGCGAGGAATACCGCGCCCTGGTCTTTGTCCATTCGGATTGTCCCCGACCAGGTCGAAAACGCCTGGGTCGACCGCGGCCGGGTGCGGGGCGGGCCGATTTCCGGCTGGCTCCGCACCACCGGGTCGCCCAGGGTCTGGCGCAGGCCCTGCACCAGGAAATACTGCGGCAGTTCAGCCGGCCAGACCGGGTTCGCCATCAGCCAATCCCCCGGCGCTGCACGCCGAACGGCGCCAGGCGATTGTCGATCGCACCGGTGTCAAACAGATCGAACACGGTGGTGCGGATCAGCAGCCGCAGCTCCTGCGCCCCGTCCGCCCGGCGGCCCAATTGCGGTTCCACGCGGGCCTGGCCGCCGGTCTCGTCCACCAGGACGATGCGGAGCTCGCCGCCGCCCTCGGCCAGCACGCCCAGCCGGCCATCGCCGCGCCGCGTCAGCGGCATTACCGCTTCCGGGCCGGCTTCGCCCATCAGGCCGGTGCCATCGCGCAGCGGGAACAGGGTCGGCCGGTCGACCACGCCACCGCTGGCGAACGCGGTCAGACGGCCGCCGGCGAACACGCCACCCCTGGCGACCGGGCGCAGCCCCGCCGCCAGCTCATTGGCGAAGGTCAGGCCGGTCGGCCCGATATTGCTCACCGGCTGGGCGAACCCGAACAGCCCGCCCAACGCCGAGCCCAGGCTGCCCAGTACCCCGCCTGCCAGCGACTGCAGCGGCGCGATCACCTGCGCCTGCAGTTGCGCCTGGATGAGCGCGGCGACGATGTTGGCCGCGAACCGCCGGAAGCTGAACTCGCCGTTTGTCAGGAACTCCGTCAGATCGCGGGTCATGCTACGGGCCGCCTCGTCCCAGGCTGCCTCCATCTGGCGGGCCGCCTCGCTGCCGGCGTCACCAGCCTCGCCAGCGCTCTCGATCAGTTGCTGCCAGGCTGCCGCCTGGGCGCGGGCGCGGGTCTCAGCGCTGATCGCGCCTGCCTCCTCCAGCGTCTGCAACTCCAGCAGGGTATCGCGGTAGCGCTCT